TCAACCTTGCCGCTCATTCTTCATCATCCTCCGTCATTTCTCTCATTACTGCTTCGCCTTGCTGCCACCAGTAATCTCGAATTTCCTCTTCAATAATTGCATCTTCTTGGCTACTCATTCTTTGCACTCCTTCAACGGGTTAGCTTTAAGCTCGGTGATACAGCTCAAATCGACCTTCTCGGCCTTGCTAGAGCGCTTTACAGGCGATAGCATGCTTATGCCCACAAATACCACTACTAAAATAGCTACCAGCGCTAGAGCGATGAGTATTAGCTTCTCAATGTCTTTCTTATTCATAAATAATTCCTCCTTATTCTCGTTCTTGAATAACTCTCAACTGTATCCACGAACTTGGTGGCGGTAGCCGTAACAATGAGTAAGGCAACACCTTAGACTACCGCCATATTGTGCGGCATCGCTAAAAGAAAGCCATCTATACTGATGCCGCTAGTTCTGGGCACTTTGATTAGTTGCACATAAAAATTCAAATACCAAGTATTTCAAAAAGACAAAGGTATGTGTAGCCCAGAATTCGTTATGATAGGTACTACTTCGCTCTTTAACGCCTGACCGTCTGAAGGCGTAACATTATTCGTATATTGTCGGCTCGCTATATAGCCATTCAGCGGCCTCTGCTAGCTCATCAGACCTCGAATCCGACATTCCTAAGCTCCGATATGAAGTTCTTGACCGCTACCGCTTGGCGAGTTGCCATATCTAACTTCATGCGAGTCCATTCTTCTTCGCTCATACTCTTTACTGTGATCTTCTTTGGCTCTGACGGCATTTTCGGCGGTATAAACTGAAGCTGCTCTGTCTTGCGATGCGGCTTCCCTTTTGCATAATCGCCTGAATAGCGCTCATAATCTTCGTTATTTTTCTTGAATGCCGAGCATAAATTCTGCCCATCCCTACCTAAAGTTGAGCCGATTTCTCGCCAGCTCATCCCAAATTTCTTTAGACTCTTCGCCGCTTCCCATTCTTCTTTTGAAATCTTCGTGTATTTCTTTGCCTTCATATCTGCCTCCTAGCTTTAGGCGAGCCTCCTATAACTCGCCTCTTATTTCTTTGATACGATCGCTGAGCATCTTCTTAATAAATGCGCTCTGCTTTTCGGTTGGATTCTTAAACTTCTTGGCAATATCTTTGCCATACTCGATAACTGAAGCCTCATCATCAATCGCTTGTAGCTCTGCTCGGATATCATCGAAGCTGATGCCGCCATAGCTTTTCTTGATAGTGTCATCTTTTTCAATGGCATCATCATCATCGCAAGCTACCTGCTCGGCCATCTGAACTGTATATCTGCGAGCGTATGTTAAGCTTGCGCCATAAGCCTGCGCTGGATTCATAACCTTTGACTCAATCGGCACTATCTTAGCGCCCATCTGCCATTCGCCTTTATCATCTAAATACTCAATAAATTCTCCGAACTCCATAGCTTTAACTCGCATTTTAGGGATCTTGATTCCTGCCTTAGATAAATCTGCTAAGCTCGAATACTTGTAGTCGCTCGCTTGGCTCACATTCTTGACTACCTTGTTGCCTTGATTAGATTCGCTCATAATTCATCCCCTTCATCGCACTCTTGCGCTCTTTTTGAATCTTCGCCATCCTCGCTCGCTTGGCTTCTGCTTTGGCTACTGCCTTCGTTGCCTTGCGCAGCTTGATAGCGCTACGAATGACTTCTCTAAACTCCCAATTTTCTAGATCGTTTAATTGACTTATAATTCCTGCTAATACGCCATCCGGCTCTAGCTTCTTCTCTTTTTTACTTGCCATATTCTTTTCTCCTAAGCTATTTACTTCTTCTTTGCTGGGCCACGCTTGCTTTTACGGCCACCTTTAGCTCCGGCAATCCTTGCCAGCTCTGGATTCGCCGCAAAGCCGCCTGTATGCCCATTCTTGCCCCCTTTACGGCCGATGCGCACATAAAACTCTCGGCCATGCCTTGCTTTATTAGTTGCCGCTGCTTTTGCTCCCCCTGCTTTCGTTCCTGCCATTATCTACCTCCTCAATGACGTCAATTCCGTTTTCTATTTCTTCCCATATTGAATCTTTAATTTTGCTCATTGCCTTTCCTCTTCTTTCCACAAGTTGTCGGCTAGCTCATCTTCATAATCTTTTCGATTCGCTTTTATATTTAGGCTTGTCCACCTAATCGATTCGAGTGCTATCTGGTAATAAGCATCCTTTATCTTGCTCCAGCTCTCTAGCGAGCATGCCGAGCCAAATGCCTCGTATGTGATATTTGCTATTTGAGATGCTACGCTCAGCGCTATATCTTCTCGGTTGTACTCTCCGCAATTTTCTTCGATACAGCCAAGCGCAATCTCTGTTAGCTTGCGTTTGTCATACATTTTTCGTTCTCCTAATCTGCTATACATTCCCCCGTTGTTTGATTGAATTTCATCTCTCCGCATTGCGACTCGCCAATCTTCGCATCAATCGACATGACTGCTAAAAAGGCTACTCCAACTGCGATAGCGATGATGATTTTGGTAATTTTTTTCATAATTTTTCCTTTCTGTTTGTTTTTGCTTGCCCAAATTGTTAAGGTGTTCAGCTACTTGATAGTGTTCGCTTCAATACATGCGCAACGACTGATTTTTCGCTTGGGCTTCAATAGCGCCCTGCTATCTAAAACCCCAGATAAAAAATCACTCGGCTTGAACCGAGTAACTTGTTATTTTTTCAAAACATTGTCTAATATACATTGTGCGACATTGGATATTTATTAAAAAAACGAATATTCACTCGGCTCGTTTTCCTATTTTTTTATGTGCTTTGTTTAACTGTCTTTATTGTATCATGCCCTAACCATAAATGCAATACTTTTCTTCGAGAATAGGCCGAAAATCTCGGCCTATTTTTATGCCAATAACTTCTCGGCGATCAATCTCGCCAGCACCATCTTCTCATCGCTCACCGGAGCTTCTTTTCGCTCTGGCGTATCCGGCAATTCTGCCTCCAATGGGGAAGTGGGCTCAATCTTAAACACCCTCCTCCCATTTACCGGCAGAGAAGCGATAGCATTGAATAGCTCGCTACTAAGTATCACTTCCCTATTTCTGCGAGTTCTTAAGGTTCGATGCTGGCCTAACTGTTGCCACTCCATGAGCTTAATCTGCCTATCGGATATCTTAGCCTCGTGCTTTAGCTCCTTTATAACTAGAGCTTGATAAATTTCTTCTGATATTTGCATATATCTCCATTTCCTACCTCCACTATTTTTCATCTAATATTTTGGCCTCCTCATCGCTAGCCTTGCCTTCCATCGGGGCAAGAACCCAGCATCGAGATGTCGGACTCCATTCTAGCATTGCGATCGCTTTTGTGGCGCACCTCCCATCGCCAAGCGATATGCACCGTCCTTTACATTTTTTTGAGTGCTCTTTGACCTTCCAATACCAACGTGCGACTTGTTCGCCATTCACATTTACACGCCAGGCGGTGTATTTTGCGTTCTGAAGGCCTTCACTGTTCCAATTTGGGTAGAATATCATCTTTGGCAATTCAAGCGTTTTCAGTGCGAAAATACGAGCCGAGATGCGTTTCGTTAGGGCATCGTCCGTCTTATACCACCGTCCATCTTTCTTATAAACGTAATAATCGGGGAGCTTAGGCAGCATAGTAACCTTTATCATCTAGCATCTCCTTTGCTGAATCCGAGCTTCTTTCTTGCCTCTCTCATCTGCTCCGCTATCTTTTGGCGCATCTCATCGCTCTTTTCTACCACTTCTTCACTCCCCCTATCGTAGTAGCTCATACTAACCCCCTGCTTGAGCGGTTCGGCCTGTACCGGCACAGACTGCCTAGCCTCCCATGCTTCGAGCTTGCTCAGCTTTTCATATTGTCCCTGTAAATCTCTAAAGCTCGACACTCTCGGCGCATACTGATCGCCAGACTTGATAGCTCGGCCTACCAGCTCGACTACCGCCTTAGCCCCCTCGAACCCTTTCTTGCGAATAAGGTTATAAGCTGCTAAGCGATTAGCCTTGCCAACATTAGCCGTTATACCTGTTTCATGCTCCCATAGCTCAATAATGGCGTTGACTTCATGATTCCCATACTCGGTCTTCTCGGACTTTTCCACACCCTCACATTGTGGCTCGCCACCTATTTTATTATTTTTATAAGCACTTATATTATTCTTATAAGCACTTGTTTCTCGTTTCCCACTTGTTGCCAAAGCCACATGTTGCTTTTGAGTGTTCTGGCTCAAAAAATACGAAATCTCGATATAATGGCCGACAATCTTTCCAAGTTCATCTCGCCTAGCTACTTGCTTAATAAGGCCAGCTTCTGCGAGTAGTTTCTTTGTCGTTAGCGTCTTCTTCGACCCCCAGCCAAGACATTTGCGAATATAGCTATCATTTGCTTTTACAGAGCTAGTCCCTTGCCATTTAGCTGTTCGATAAAGCATCACATATAGAGCGATACAATCACCAGCGTTCTCGAGCCTAAATAAACTCTCAATAGTCTGCCGATTCAAAATTAGAAGATCATCGGCAATATCAGTCAAATTCAACTCACTATTCATTTTTTAATCCCAAATAATCTATAAAATTGTTATCCTTGGGATTTTAGAGATGCAAAAACTCCGAAAAATAATCGGAGTTTCTACTTTTAGCTGGGCGCTATCTACTTAAAATGCTACCATGAACGCCGCCTAAAGTCAATCCTATGGCCTTGCCAGCCGCCATGCTATAATAAAAACAGCGATACCCATAATCGCTAAATTTGCATATATTCTTAATAGTTCTCCTAAAAAACTATTTGAGATAAAAAGAGAACCTTTCTGCGAGGTTCTTTTTTATTTGAGTACGAGCGCACATACTGCCGCTATAAAAGCTCCTAGAACTGCCATGACGAACCATTTTACATACCCCTGAAGCTCCAATACGGCTTTCTCATTCTTTTGCGCTAACGACAGCGCATCATCAGCCGTTTTTGACACCGCCTTATAATCTTGTTCTTCAAGAATAGTTTCAATGCGCACTAGCCTTTCTCGAATTTCTACTAACGTTATATGATCTTTGTTGTCCATACCCACTATCCGCATTATTTCACTCTCCGATTCGCCCTAAGCCGAGTGAAAGCCTTAGAGCGAGCCAGAGAGTGAAACTCTGGCAATAATTTACTTTTTCTTTTTCTTCGTATCTCCCTTATGATACGCCTTAGAACTTGCGAGCATAAATACGCCCAAAATACCGTTCAGGAATGAGATAACAGCTGATACCGTAGCATCCACCTTATCGCCAAAACCCCAGCCCCAAACGCTGGCTAATGCCACATAAAGGCCAGTAAATAGCGGCAATATCGCCACAATCTTCTTGATAACATCATAGGTCTTATTTTTTATATTCAACATACTATATTTGCCAATCCTTTCGAGTTTACCTTTATACTTGATTTGCTTCATCATTAGCCCCAAAAGCCATAAACTTTCAGCTTCGCATAAGTTATCGGGCCAACGCATCCATCGGCCACAAGGCCAGTCCTGCGCTGAAATTCTTTCGTCCAGCGCTCCGTATTTGTGCCGAAGTAATTCCCTGCTAATAACGACTTAGCCGCAGCTTTCGATCGGCAGAAATAGCCCCAGTAGTTCCTATAATAAAAGGCATCAAGCTCGCCGATACGCTTATCTGTATCGCCTTTCTTCCAATAGCCACGAGGCGGCAAGAACCCTGTCGGAGTAGGCGTTGGCGTAGGATCTTTCACATATTCAACTACTCGCACCCCATCGCAGAACTCACCCCAGCCAAATATACCGAAGCCATCTAAGCTAGACATGCGCTTGCCATCGCTCCATATAAGGCCCTTATCATCGACTACTACATGCTCATATTTAGAAGCGGTATCTAGATATACCGGAACTGCACAATTATGTGGGATCTCGCTCATCGGATGAAGCGTACCATTTCTACGCTGAGCTTCCATATCCGCCTTAGCGCTCGGATAAGTACCTTTTTCAATGCCATAACCTAAGCGGCAGTTCTGCAAGCACCACCCCTTCCTTGTCCCCATTTTTGCCGGATTGAACTGTTTTGTATTGCGCCAACCCATAGCTACTCCTCCACCTCGTTTTGAACTTCGTAGCTCTCATCTGCTGCCGCATATTCGGCCAATAACTCGCTCGGAGTTATTTCTTCAATAGGATCTATATTATCCATAGACTCCTCCTTTACTTAAGGCGAGTCTATTTTTTCATCGGTGCGATTAGCTAATCTTTCGCACGCCCAGAATCTGGCGAGATGACATAATAAGCACCTCACGCTCATACGCTAACGTATCCGGCCTTAAATCTCCCATCTTCTGCGTATTGCCGACTGGCGAGAATAGCACAAGACTATCGCTCGTATTGCAATACACCTCTGTCATGATAGGCTGGCTTGACGGCGCATAAGTTATCTCGAAATAATGGCGCTTATCATCACCTACTGTCGGTAGCTGATACTGCCCATAATACGTCTTCATGCTAGAGCCGATTGGCTGTGCCGTCTTCAACGCTAATACCTCCCTGTTCATCATCCTAACCTTTGATTCGAGCGTTTCCATTATGACTTTACCTCCAAACTAGCAGTGAATACTGACGTAGCTACCACTCTAACTGATAAGCCTGATACTGGCGAACTGCCCTTTCTAACGATGATTATATTTTGATGATTCTCATTAGTTGCCGACCTAAAAATATATAAATCCTCATCCCCCTCGCTAAGCTGCGTTGGCGTTTCGATATATGCGCTAAATAACATCGGCTCATTGGCGCTTAGCACTATCCAAGCATGATTCACGCTATCTGGTATTTGAATAACTTTTGAATATACCCCTAACGATGATGACGATTTCAACCCTAGAGTCTTAAGCTGATTTATTTTAGCCTGCAAACTCTTTATCCATTGCGAGAATTTATTCATCCTCTGCCTCCGTTATTTCAAGCCTAGACGTTGATATTATTTTCCAATCGCATATCGCTCGGCCTAAGCCATATACATAGGCTTCAAAGCTCATCCCATCCTGCGCATCTGTCCACAACATGACCGTTTCGGACACCGTATCATTTCTCTTTCGCATAAGGACTCGGATAAAAGGCCATGCACGCTCCCCCTGCATAACGCTAATAGCTAGCCCATACGCCCCCACGCTTTCGCCACTTGAGCCACTATACTCATAGTACCTAACTAGGCCTGGCCCAATATCATGGGCTGTCTGAAGCGCTAGAGTTTCTCTCTCGATATTCTTCAGATTCTTCTCGAGCGACCTCTCATCCATTTAGCTCTCCTCTTCTAATCGTTTCAATACTGGAGTTATAACCTCGCCGCCAGCATCGCTAACCGCAACTTGAAGCTCTTGAACTCTAAATAACCCGCTCGTCTGCCCCGTCATATCCTCATCATTCTGAATTCGCACCGTATCGCCTATCCATAGCCTATTCTCGGCCTCTGTTGGCTCTGGCGCTACTTGCCTGCCACTTAGCGTAATCTGCGGTTCCCAGCGAGCATCCTGTGCCTCTGCGAGCCTAGCCTCAGCATTTCGCTCGAGCGTTGCCTGCACAGATATTGAAGATTCTTGATACATCATCTCGGCATAGCCATACTCCTGCACAAAATCTGAATTCGTACTCATATAGGTAATCGCCGTATTCTTCGTCTGATCGCTCGAGATTTCGCCTGCGCCGACTGCGATGACGGAACTTGCGAAGCCATCAACCTCATTCGCCGAGATAGAAGCTGCCCCCACCTTTCCGGCCATCGGATACTTGATAACATAGTCTGTGATAACCTTGCCGAACTCTCTATCTGCGATGATATTGTACGTTCTATCCGCATCCCAATATAAATCGAACTGCCCTGCACCTGTTAGATTATCTGCCCTATCCGCTATCGCATCTTTAATCGACTTATAGTTATCGAATGACTGCTGAATTGACGGGAACGTAGAAACCTCGCCAGGCAGAAAATCAAAGGCCTTGCCAGCCGCCTCTGCCCTGCTATCTGCTACCTGAAGCCAGCTCGCAAATACTGAGCCAGCCTCGCCACTTTGCACCCCAATAGGATACATATATACCCCTGCTAGAAGATTCGTATAGCCATCGAACCTAAGCGCTAAATCTGCGCTCGTTCCTCTCGGCTGATATGCTGGCATCGTAGCCAAGAAACCGCCAACTACTGGCTCACCATTGCGAATAACTCGACAATCAAGCGCCATAGGTTTCAGCATTTCTTGAATAGTCGTTCCACGCTCCTCGCACCATCTAGCGAATAAAACGTCATTCAACGTGAAGTCGATAGAATCGACCCCTGCCATCGTTCTGCGCCTTGCCCATTGAAGATTCTGCGCTAACGGCTGAACATTCCCAATAAGCACACCATTCAAGCGTAACTCTAGACTATACTTCGCTACTTCTATCATCCTACAATTTCACTCCATCCAATTTGACTCGCTGGCGCAGCACTCTCGGCCGAGAATAGTAGCGTATTCGAGCCTGGCGCAAGCGTTAGATAATCTCCTACTATATTTGAGATAACATTCAGCCCATCAAGGCTAGCCGTCTGCTCGCCCATATTTACGACTAGAGTTTGACCTTCGCCAACCATGCCGACATACTCAATCTGCTCACCCGTAGTTGTATTTTCGAGTACTGGGTTGAGCGCTGGGCCGTATACCGTCCAAACTGGCGAAACTTCCGATATAGACTCATTCATCACGATCGTAGGACCGCCTTCGCCGCCAGCCTCCCAGACATAACCGCCGCTGGCAACTTTAACATCGTATTTCGTGTAATAAGTAATCTCTAGCTCGCCCTGCGCATTCCCTGCCGAGATAACCGTAGCGATGTTATTCGTGCCAGCATAGGTAGAGCCAGCCAGCACCGCCTCCAACTGTGCCACAAGTGCTTGGTTCGTAATCTCGGTATCGGTTGGAGTATAAGCGACAAAGTAGAGTCTTGGCTGGTTAGTTGCCATCCACGCTTTTGCCGCCGTCAGGTCTGCAGCCTCTGATTTACTGAGAGCGATGCGGATGTGGTTGACCTTACCGCTGGCATTATTAACGAGCTTGAATTTGCCATTTGTTGGAGCGACATTGTCTGCGACGTAGCTGAAGTGCTGCATTAGAGCGTACGAATGCCCGACAAATCTTGCGCCCAGCGAAAGGATGTTTAGAGCAGCTACCTGTGTTGTTGATGTGGTTTCCGAAGAACTGAACCAGCCCGATGCGAAGATATCTGTGTCCGTCCCGTTAAATGTCCTCGTTGCGATTTCTTTATGCACATACCACTTGCCATCGCTCTTATAGATATAGTCCTGATAAGTGCCGATTTTGCAGAGTTCGATAGGCTCAAAATAGGCGGCATATGAAGTAGCTTGGCTGCCTTTCTCGATTTGGAGCGATTCGAGAGCAGTTGATGCGTTGTTCGATACTGCATAATATATATACATATATTTTGAGTTGCTTCCGCTAGTCAGAGTTACGCTAGTAGCTGTATCTCCGCCGCCCCATATGCTGAAAACAGTGCCGTCCGCTACGAGTTCGTCAGATATGCCAACTCGCAAGCGGTTATTTGTGGCTTGCGCCTCTTTTGAAACTGTGTATGTCGTGTTCGGCTCTATTCGCATTATAGCTACGTTGTTGCCGTTCGCCTGGGTGTATCTTCCGCCGCCTCCAATATAATGGTCTGTTACACCTGTGAAGTCTGTTTTATCAAACAAGTTCTTCCCCAGATTTACCTCATAGCTCTGGCCTTGATATGGCTCATAGGCGGTAGCTGTTGAGCCGAGTTCAATTTGGAGCGCATCTAGTGCTTCTTGAACCGTTTGCGATGACGTATTTGTCCATATCCTGACCACAATATATTTTGCTTTTGGTTTCGTTGTGAATACCCCTGTCGTATCCCCTGCGGCAATACCGCCGAGCCAGTTTGCTGTTCCTTCTACAACTGGTATATTTGGCGCAGAATATATACTTGTCGTGACGTTTGAACCTACGACAGTTATTGCATAACTTGTGCTAGGCTGGCAATGTATCCACACTAGAACATTGTTAGTGCTGGCTTTTATTGTTGACCCGTCGACGTACGCATTAAGCGAATCATAGTTATCTTTATCAAACAGGTTCTTCCTACATATCTTTACCACATTCTCGCCTGCAACGGTCTGGACTGGCTGAGGATAGTCTGGGTTAGGCGAAGCTGTACCGCCGACATAGGGCTCAAAGTCGTAATCTGCGGTCGAGCTAGCTACTATTTGAACCTTAAACTTATAGTTTGTAAAGACTGTTCCAGAACTTAGAATATATATACCAAAATTGACGTCTGTATTAGCAATTGAATAGGACACACTTTGGTTGCTATTGAAGTATGAAGTCTGCGTTCCTTGCACAACAGTGTTATCGCTCGCTTTTCTCAAGTTGAAATTGCCTGACCCGGCCGTTCCGCTTACGTATATCAAGTTAGTTGTGTAACTACCATTTAGAGTGGTAGTTTTAATAGGCGATATGCTCTTCGTGCCAGATCCAGTAGAAGTTCCATTCATTGTCACCTCGCCGTCCTTGATAGTGACAGTGACCCCTAGATGAGTGAAAGTTTGGTCTGGGATTCCGCATAAGTTTTTACCAGTATAAGTCTGCTGGCTCGTATTGCCTTTAAGGGAGAATGAGGAAATGGGAGCTGCCGCCGCATCTGATATAGAGATATTCGTGCCAGAAGCAGTAGTCGTTTCCGTATCATACTCAACGACTGCCGGCTCAGACACCGCACCATTCTCATCCCATACCAAGCCGCCCTCAACATCGCTAGAGATAGGAACGGAGATAATATTCGATAAAATCTCCTCGCCCTCTGCATTCTCGTCATATCCATAGTAATTGACATCCTCGAAATTTAGACCGACATGATACTCTGGATGAATCTGCCATAATTCTTTGACTTCTGGCGCATCTACCAGATAGCCGCCTTTCCTCTGCCAAGCATTTTTATTGCAATCGATATAGATGACTCTAAAATGATGCCCACTAGCGAAGAATGCGAAGAATTCTCGGCGCATCCGCTCGACTTCTTCCTTGAGTGTCGTACCGTCGCCAACATAGCCATCGAAGCTCTGAACGCTCGCTCGGCGCACTTGGCCGGCAAGCATAATGCCATCTACGCCCTGCTTCGCTACTTCGTCATTCTCGATAGTATTAGCTGCAAAATGGAGCTGAGAATCCTTGAAATCGAAACCATTATCGCCTAGCAGGAATCGCTCGCCATCATCACGAATAAACAGCGCTAAAATGAAGCTCCTTGCCCTTACTGATACTACGCTCATCTTGCTTGCCTCCTTATACTCTGCATCATTATATGGCCGATATTCTCCGCATCGAGCTGGCTTGAGATATTGAAGTTCTGATTCTCGATTGTAATACCGCCTCCAACTTTATCTTCTTCATTGAACTTCTCTGCCAGTGCGTTCGCCAACAGCCCAGACCAGTTATCCGTATTATTCTCGAGCGGCAATACTACCTCTTTGCCTGCCTCGCCGATAACCGCTCCAGTAGCTCCGCTCGCATAGCCGCCCTGCGCCAATAACGGTATCTGCGGAACGGCAATCGTGCCGAGCCACTCAAACGGATGAATGCCTAGAATATCGATATTATGAATCCCTTGCAATATGCCATTGATTGCATTGAATGGCACCGCTACGACTGCATTTATGCCTGTAATAATGCCATTCACGACCACCTTGAAACCATTTATGATACCATCTACGATTCCGGTAAATATCTTTGCCCCTGTCGAGAATACGGCCTTCACGCCCTCCCATGCCGTCCTAAATACGTTTCCAAACCAATCTGCTACCGCTCCGAATGCGTTCTGAATGCCCGCCCAAGCCGCTTGAGCGCCAGCTACTATATTCTCCCACATGCCGCTAAAGAAATTGCCTATACTCTCTCCTACTGGCCCTAGAAGCTCTGAGAAAGCCTGAGCTAACCCCTCAATTATTGCCATGACTATCTCTGGCAGATGAGCGATAAGCTGAAATGCTAGCTCAACCGCCGCTCTAATCAGAACCGGTAATAGCGTTTTTATGAGCTCCGGCAACTTCTGCGTAATCATATCGACTACCTTCGGCAACGTTTCCACCATCTTCTGCAATATTCTGCCCAGTAGCGGTATAGCGTTATCTAGAACCGCCTCAATTGAATTAAATAAGTCATCCATCGCCTTATCGATATCGCCATTCGGGTCACCAAGCGCCGTCAAAAAGTTCTGCCATGCCCCTTTCATGCTCTTAATTGAACCTTGAACGGTCTTTGAGCCTTCCTTAGCGCTCGTCCCCATGATGCCCATCTCTTTCTGGACCACATGGATGGCTTGAGTAATATCTGCGAAGCTCGAAATATCATACTTAATACCGCTAATCTTTTCGGCATCCTTGAGCAAGCGCTCCATTTCCGACTTCGTGCCGCCATACCCTAGCTTCAAGTTGTCGAGCATTGTATAGTTCTGTTTTGCGAAGCCCTGATAGGCGTTCTGGATGGACTCCATGCTCGTCCCCATCTTATTGGCATTGTCTGCCATATCGATAACGGCCTGATCGGCATATTTCGCCGCCTTTTGAGTATTACCGCCGAGCGACTGAAGAAGCGAAGCCGAGAAACTCGTAACCGTATTCATATACTCATTAGCCGACATTTGAGCCGTCTGAAAGGCTTTTGATGAATTAGCTAGCACCTCGCCGCTCGCATCCTTAAATAGCGTTTCAACACCGCCTGCCAACTGCTCATACTCGCCATATAAGCTAAAAGCATCCGCCGTAGCCTTTCCGATTGCCGCCGTAGCCGTTCCTAGTGCGCCTGCGATACCTATCGCCATAGCGCTACCTACTTTCTTTGCGCCAGTGGATAGCTTTGCGCCGAATTTGCTCGACTGCTTCTCTACTTCAGCTTGGCTTGCCTTGAGTTTCTGCCCATCGAATACAAGCGCAATCTTCATTTCGCCAATAGTATCTGCCATTATTGACCCTTTGCCCTTTCTTCATTCTTCTTGATAATCTTATGCGCATCGCCCAATGGCCCTTTCGCTTTCTTGCTCGTTGCCCCAGCGATACCAGTCGCTAGGATAACCGCTTCTAGGTTCGTCACAAGCTCCAGCTGTGAGGCTCTGTAAGCCTCTACAAGCCGCCTCATCCGATAATCTGGTATAATCCCTGCTCTCCAGTCTAAATAGGCCTCATAGCCGAAATAGCCGATGATTCTGGCCACATAGGAATCGACCATATCGAACTTTCTGCTAGACTCTCGAACTTTGGCGATATTATCGTGAAGCTCTTTGACTTTTTCGCTAGAAACAAAATCAGAGAGCCGACGAACTCGGACAGGCGCCGCCTTCTGCGACTCCTTTACCCTGTCTAGTGTCAGTTCGGCTCCCCTCATCGCTTCTAGCCCTGAACTGCGGTATATTCACCAGTCGTAGGATTCAAGCGCTGATTCTCAGTCGTAGAATTATCACCCATACGAGCGGTGTAGGCTGGATAGCCATCGCTTGCATGCTCTGAAGCGTTGTAGATGATAGGATTGAGCGCCAAAGCGACCGTAGCCGTATCACTGCCGCCAAGAGCGACATCATCATCAACACTTGGGATACAGCGAGTAAATTCGACATCAGAAGTCGAACCATCATCACAGATACCCTGCGCAATGACCGAGTAATATCCGCCGCCAGCGCACAAATCATCTGCGCCGCCGAGAATAACATTGCCGGCCGTTGCCGCCGCACCATTATAAGTAGCCTGATTCCATTTGCCGAGAGCTTCACCGATGATCTTCCAGTTATCTGCTAGAAACTCAACAGAAGCGCTGAGCGCATCAAAGGTTCCAGCAATCGGAGTTTCGGTCGTGCCAACAGCGCTGGAGCGAGTCTGCTTGCGTGGAGCGATATTGAAAGTGATATATGAGTCTTGGCCTAAATCTTGCGGCTCAATCGTAAAGACTTCCCAAGCATTATTGACACGCTTGCGGAATACTAGGCGATGAAGCTGAGATAGAGTTTTCGTTGCCATTTTCTCTTCCTTCCTTAGTTAATATTTTCGTCATAGACGAGTTCAACGCTCGCCATCTTTACAATCAGCCCATTCTCGGTCGTTCCATCGTTCTGAGGCGTTGTAGCGCCCCTCAGACGGACATTTGAGAATGAATAGCTATAATCAGCGCCGTCAATGCTACCGCTCAATTCACAGAAGCATAAATGAGTCGTGAGATAATCTCGAATCGCCTTATGAACAATCTCTGTCTTCGCCTTATTTGCGAATGCCACATAAAAATCAGCCGTAGTCCTGAGATTCTTGCCATTCCTGCCGGAATTAGCGCCTGGCCTAGTAATAATCCAGACTCCTTGCGCTGGCTTGCCATCCTTTAGGAGCGGCATTTCCTCCCAGAAGAAATCTTTATTCTTCGTGAGTCCGCCTACCCCATCGGCAACCATCTGATTCAATAATGCTAGAGTTATCATTCAGTTAAATCTCCGAAATATTTTTGCTCCCAATCGCTCTCATAGACCGAATCAAACGCCCTTTTCATATAGTGCTTCGTTTCTGGATGAAGCTTATTCTCATACTCCCTACGCTTCGCATAAGGCACTCTGCTTGAGCCTGCCAAGACATAGACATCATGCCCTTCGGCAGATACCCTAATATCGTTTCTAAGCGCACCAGTAAGCACAGGGGCATTGAACCTCGCTCTGCTAGCTATATCGAAGCCCATCCGCAAGATCCCGCCATTCATCCGTCTCTGAAGCTCGGTTAGCGCACCATTATTCCATGTGAGCTGAACCTTATTCGGCATCTAAATTGACCTCCGTAGGCCTAATGCGAAACTCGACATGCTCGATGACATTCTTCTGCTGATTCTTGCCTAAGCCAACTTCACGAATCTCATAATACTGATCGCTAGAAATCTGATGCCAATAGTAGCTCGCTATATACTTCGATACATTGTAGCCTGGCAAGTCTGCCGGCATAGCATATATAAGCGTATCGCTATCGACCGCATCGGCGCTTGGCGAATTATTCAGCTCGCCGCTCGCTACCTCATCGACAATGACACGAACCTTCGTGCCTTTGAGCGCTACCTTGCCAATATCTGTATTTTCTACTAGCTCACATAGCTCCCAATCTTCGGCGATAATCGCATTCGGGAACGCATCAAAAACGCTTGCCACAGCAGTACCCCTTCGAGCCTTCAACCTTCAAACCTGTGCCACATTGAGAATATTTCTCGATAATATCCGAGTAATTATCCCCTAATTGAGCAAAGGCATTGACGGCGCTATCGCTATTGAAGCTAATTGTAAAATTGCGCACACTCTTGGAGCTAACACTAGCCTCTGGCGTGCCCTGAAACCGTAGAACGGCGCAGATGAAGTTTGCGAGTAACATTTCTAAATCATCTGCGACTTCTGCCGGCCATGAATCGAGGCATAGGAGAGATGCCAGACGAGTCTTCGCTACATTGACAACCCGTTGCCAGTCTGCATCAGAATAATCGACCGTTTCCCCTGTCCATAGCTTGTAATCGTCTTTAGTCATCTCTCTCTAATACCTTTCAATTCTTAAAATGCTATTAAGCAGCTGGCTTGATACCAACAGCCGCACCCTTGTTTACAAGGCCGCCACCGATACAAGCGAGGATTTCCCAGACATACTTGTTCGTGTCGATATCATAATCAGTCAAGCGCTCTGCGCTGTCATCACCAACGGTGTGGTAGCTTGGAAGATCGACAACGATACCGCCAGTATAAGCACCAAGCATAGCAGTAGTTAGCCAGCGTGGAGTGATGATGCGGCGAATGCCGTTGATGCGTGGGTCGTTCTTATCGATACCATTCGGGAATACTGGGAAGCTACCATTCAAGCTGTTCTCAAGATTAGTGAGCGCATCTTCAGTCGTGATGAGCGTGCGATCATAGCCGGAAACGACACGAGAAGCAGCCTTCGAGATAACTGCACGAGGAGTATCGCCGGCCACAGCGGTATATTCGCCACCATATACACCCTGAGCATCGGCAATATCAGCGATGATTGGGAGTAAAGCGGTGAATTCAGTTTCGCCTGATTCAGTAGAATCAGTAGTGATACCACCTACCAAGATAGCTTGGTCGATAGCATCAAAGAGCTTGCGTGGCATTTCACGAAGGACATAACGGACGATAGCGCTGGAGCTAATGCCGCCATTGATTTTGACCATAGAATGGTCAAGCTTGATGAGCTTATAGAGATCAGCTGGAACGAGAACACGCTTAGCAATCTCAATTTCCTCTTCTTGTTTTGTTTTGCCACGAACATGGCCTTTAGCTGGACCTTCGCTAGTAGCTGTTCCTGCAACCTCGAAATTAAGGCCAGTATGGAACACATGATTGAAGATACGATCTTCATCTTCAATTTGCTCCGTAACAGCATTGATAACTGCTTCTGGAACTAACGAAACATTCTCACCTAGATCGATGCCATCAGCTTTAGCCTGTTTGCGGAAAGCATCCTCAAACTTGGCCTTATCGCCAGCACAATCCAAGAGAGCTTTACCCCAAGCAGCGACAGCTTTGTCGGTCTTGAGATAGTCAGTAGTATTTGACATTACATTCTCCTGTTGTTTAATTTCTTTCTTATCTGTAACCACAATGACATTCTGGTGTAGAGTGTCTTTGGATTCTTCCTTGACTTCTTCCGTCTTTTCGGCTGGTGCTTCAGCTGGAGCTTCGGCATCATCCTTAGACTCATCACGAGCGGTTGGCTCGGTTTCGCCTTCAGGCGCAGAAGTCGTGAACTCGTCGATGACTTCAGCGATGCGAGCATTCATTGCATCACGCTCGTCTGGAGTCAATTCGTCTAGTTTCTTGACCATTGAATTTCCCTTTCTTTCGTCTTTTACTCCATCAACGGCATCGGCGCTCCCTTGAGCCTCTGCTTCAGCCTTAATAGAGTCGATAGTCTTAGCGCGTGGATCGTTGCCAGTCAATACCATCGAAATCTCACGCAGAATTCCGATAGGCTCAGTAATTTCATAACCTGCCCCAAAATAGCCCTCTGGGAACCAGTCCATGCCGATTGAATAGCTTGCATGCTCGCTAATTGCCCAAGCATGATCAGCTAGCGCATCACCTTCAGCGAAATACATACGAGCATGAAGCCCATCATCTTCGAGCCATACCTTGCAACTACCGAACTGTTTCTCGATAGTCGGTACGAGCATACCCTCGACAATTTCGCCATGATCGGCTTGCGCCTGAACCGTATAATCCTCAGTCTGCTTATCTGGATTCTTATTTAAATCGCTAATCTTGATTAGCTTGCCGTCCGTCCCCATAACATAAAGATTGCGAATATCTCGCTTTTCGCCGCTCTCCATAAGCTCGCCCGAATTGGCAAGAATATTGCGATAGCGCTTCGTGCTGATTTTCGCATCGGTCGTGGACACTTTAGCCCCAATAAATAACGCTTCCATAATACTTCCCTTATATTTCCCCATCGGTGCGACCATCAAAAAACTACCCCAAAGATGATGGGGCAGTTTCTAGACTAGGCAGTTTCGATGATTTCCAATCTACCTATACCCATAGACCTTTATATAAGCGCCGGCTTTAGGATTCAATAAATGTGCCCTCAAATACGGCGGAGGAGTGGTCTCGGATGACCAGAGGCTACAAGCAAGACTCTGCGAAGTTTCAGAACCGGCTGCTGTGGAATTAGAGCCGACAACTTTACTGTTCCCCATCTTAATCAAAGTAATATCGAACCACGATTGATTGCTCGTTGTCGACTCGCACGCCACTATTGCACCAGTAGTTACTGTTCGATGAACACCTGCGAAATCACTATTGCTAGCCTCCCATCCTCGCTGAAGAGAGCTAGTGGCGGCTTTCGTTGATGACAATAACTGCTGTGTAACCCAGCCTGAACCTGACAGTACTTGGAATGTTATAAAAATACGAAACGTCTTATACTTCGACCAATCAAGCAGAATATCTTTAACTATTTCTGATGACGAATCGCTTTCTTGCATATATGAATAAACCACCTCCGCTGGCATCGTACTCCAGTCGATATTATCTCCAGTAACCGACCCATCTGCGAGCCGAACGCTAATATAGCTCTGCGAGATATTTGCGTTCGTGATGGTCGTAGAACCTGCGCCGACATATACCTGCGCTACAACCGCATAATAAGCGATCGAGCCAGTTCCCCCATCCGCTGTAATAGCCGAGCGAATCTGCGCATCAGAAACTCCGCTTGCGCTACCGCTCGCCACGATAATCCCGCATGCGCTCGGAGCATCTGTGGTAGTATTCGCCGCCTGTGCTGGATTATTCGCATAAACCACAATCGCATCATAGCGAGCTGAGCTTGCGCTTGCCGCTGGAATAGTAACGCTAATCGCATTAGACAGCCTATTATTCAGGCATATCCTATTCCCAAGATTATCCTCGCCTACTGCGACATCCCTAACTCCGGCAACACCGCCGACCTCTAGTATCATTCCTCCCCTCGGGGTTATTGCCCATCCAGATAAAATACCTCGTCCGCTAACTATCTGCGCTATATCATTGAACGCATTTACACTCGTTCTTGTGCCATAGGCCGCATTCACGCCAATGGCATTATTTGGATTCGTCATCCGCCTTCTCCTTTTTTACATTTAGATAATCTGCGCAATGCGCAACTCGAATCTTTATATCTACCGTCTGCTTGCACCCTCGACAATTCAAGCGAGCATCCATGCTCTCGTTCGTATCGCCGAGGATTCTTCCGCAATTAGGGCAATTTATCTTGAAGCTCATCAGGCAATCTCCTCATCGAAATAGCAACGGCAGTTCGGATGAGCGCTCGGAGTCTGGCCGTTATCATTCCAGCTCGAATGCTCCCAATAATGCGCCACTCCCTCATACTCCTCATGATCAGGGAACGCTTCGCCGCACTTTACTTTCGTGCCATCCATCGCCTTGCATACATCACAAGCGCCATTATCGCTAATCCGCCACACTAGATTGATTTGCACACCATAATTCTTCTCGATATACTTATCTGTCTCGATTCGGCCCGCTTTGACCGCATATACCGTTTCATTCCTTGCGATAAGCTCGGCTCTGGACTTCGGAACGACCGCCGATAGCTCTTTCTTGAGCTGAGATGCACTCCAGCCCTCTGCCGCCGCCTTTTCTAGCGTTTTCTTGCCAATTTCTTTCGTAGTATCGCCAAAACTCTGCACTAATTCGGCGGTTCTAGACTTCATCTGCTCTTTAAACTCATCAGATAGCTTATACCCATCATTTTCGAGCGCTTTAAATACCTCTTCATAGCCATCTTTGCCATATAACAAGCCTTTGACCGCTTCAACGCCCTCTCCTGCGCCATTCTCGGCATCTTGCATGAGAATCTCATTCAAACGCTCTACAAGCTCCTCTGGCGAGATATTTGGATCTTCTTCGAGAATCTTCTGCGCATAATCTACGAGCTCATCATATATTTCTTTCGCTCTTTCTTCGCCCTCGCCAAATACTGGCACATAGCCATACTCAGATTCGCTGTTATTAGCCTCTAATTTGCGCTCTGGCGCACTTTCGGCTGAATCTTCGACAACTACTGCCTCTTGCGCTGAATCTGCCTTAGACTCGCCCTGAGATACTTGAATCTGATACTGGACTAGCTGCCTTTCTTCACGCTCATCGTCACGAAGCTTCTCGGCATAGAACCCAGCCGCAACTTCGAGCCATTTCTTCGGCAAATCTAGCGCCTTAACAGCGGCGCTCGGAAGCGAGCCTTCATAAATGGCATCCCTCAGTGTTTCGAGCTGAATCTTTTTCGTTTCCGCCTTGACCTTCAAGCGCTCCGTTAGCTCCGGCAACTCTAAATCAAACTGGAACGCATAGCCCAAACCGCCAGTTATACGATCTAGCTCATGCTGGAACTGACTCCAGAAACTCATGAGCGCTGGATAGACCCTGCGCTTGATAAACTGATAATCACTAAGCTCAGCATTGTCATATTTAGCACTTGAATCATCGCCGAGAATGAAGTTTGACACGCCGACTGCTTTATTGAGCTTATCATTGACAATCCCGATAATATCTTTGATAGCTAGCGTGGCATTATTGCCTTGAATCGTCTTTACTTCAAGCTCATCGCCCTCCGAGCCATCATCGAGCAGCTGCCGCCAAACATATACCGTTTTATTGCGATTCTTAGCGCCAGATAAGCCATGCTCTAGCTCTGCACGCTTTTTCTCATACGAATCTCGGCTTCTAGCTTTGATAAATGTGATCGTTGCTGGCACAGCTCCATTCTCGAAGAACGCTTTCTGATACTGGCTCACTAAATCATCAATCTGACTCCAGATGAAGATGGAACTTGCTGGCGAAACGCCCTGCCCAAGATTTCTAGGATTTCGGCTGAACCGAAGCGTCATAACTTCTTCTTCGCCAATCTCATACACTCGGCCACTTTCTTCTACGCTCCAATAATACGAGCCATCAGAGCGCTTCCTACGGCTTCCTACTGGCATGATAGTATAGCCTTCAACTGCGCCCTTCTTGCCACGCCATACACGAACACATAGCTCATCCTCTGTTAGCCATGTGGCGAACATAGCATCAGAGAACTCGCCCCAGCCCATCGTTTTATTAGGATTCATGAGCGCCGCAATCGCCGCCGTCTTCTGAATTGGCAATCTCGCACCATTCCGGCCTACGCCATAAGGCACGACCGCTTTCATATCATTGATAAGCGGACGGACCTGAGCGAACAGATTCTCATAAGCCGAGCATAGCGAGTTTACATGAATCCGATAACTCTCCTCTTGGCGAATCTCGCTCTTTACGCTTCGACCACGCCCAGCGATGGCATCGCCCAGCCTTTCTCTAAAACTCATCCTTCGCCTCATCTTTCTTCACTCGGCGCTTAGTTTTCTTGTTCGGTTTTTGTTCAATTGTTGCAAAATCTGCAACAGTTTTGCTGACTTTTACTCCATCGCTGAAGAACGGCATATTCACACCCTGCTTGATAGCCAAGCGAATATAATCGGCCGCACCATCGGCATAGAACGGCAACTTCTCAATCTCTAAAGCATTTGCCTGCGCCTCTGCGAGCTGATGCTCTGCCCACTCCTTGCGCATTCCGCAAGCGAAGCAGTCCGCAAATATTAGGACAAGCTTATTCATTCGCCAACTCCTTGAGTGCGCCCTCCATAGCGCTATTCATGCGCTCGACCATATCATTGCCGCCTACTAGATAAGCCTTGAGCTTCGCTAAATCTAGCACCGTCATATCATTGCTCAAGAACTCCGCTACCTCATCCTTTTTATCGCCGAAGCACTCGGAGATAACCAGAATCGCTTCTTTGATTTCATTAGCATTGCTCATCTGCAAGCCTTGAATCCTAAGCCGAGCCTCGATATCTACTTTTGGTGTTGCTACTAGATCGCCGAATTGAATCGCTTCGGCTGAGTTTTTCTTGAAACTTAAAGCCATTACTGCTCCTTTTATTACTACCGCCCTTATACCGCCCCATCGGTGCGACAATCAAAAAAGCTACCACCTCAAGCCCAACCGCATTAAAGGCTTATCGTGATAGCTCTTTCTAAAATGGAGAAACGCTAATATGCCAAAAGCAGAGCGTTTGGCAAGCGCTAGAAAACTTGCCTACCGCCATTCTACTAGCTTGTCGGTGCGAGTGCCGACATAAAGATACAAAAAATGGGGCGATATTTACAGGTCGCCACTCCTGTTGTGCTAGGGCACAGCCCCTAGATCAATAGCCCCATCGGATAATCTGTGCTTCGTTCTTTCACCGAGGTAGGACAATTTGATTATAGCACGAAAATACCACCCGAATGGCCTTTTTGCTGCCTGACATAATGCGCCCCATCGTTGCCCTTAAGGCTTGGCTTATTCCCGCTCTCACTCATAGCGATAATCTCCTTTATTTGTTCGCATTTTAACATAAGTTTCTAAAAATCGAAGCGTGGCTTAGATAAATCATCAATAGCATATCTGGCGGCATCCATGAGATGGTCGTTGCCATCTTGCGGCTCATCTTGAAGCTCACCGCTCTTTTTCTTGCGCCAAGCATAGCTCAAATACTCACGCTCTAAATCTTTGCCATCATACTCTACTTGGTACTCGCTAACACGCTCAATGCCCCTTAGAACGCTTCCTGCGCCCTTATCTGCGGCGATACAGCGATAGCCTCCACGCTTAATCTCGGCAATAATCTCCGGCCTTGCGCCATCAGCCACAATAAGCA